ACTCAATACTTCCATCATTTGATGGCGGTGGCTTTACGGGTGGCGGCTCTCGTTCTGGAGGCGTTGACGGGAAAGGTGGCTTTAATGCGGTATTACATCCTAATGAAACGGTAGTTGATCACACAAAACCGCAAGGCGACAGTTCGGGCGTTCAGAATATCACCTTTAATATTACTGCTAATGACACTCGCGGCTTTGATCAGCTATTACAACAGCGAAGGGGCCAAATCATCGGCATGGTTAACCAGGCTATGAATGATCGCGGACAGAGGGCTATAGCATGAGTTTTCCAACAAGCCCAGTATTTAATAGCTTGTCGCCAACGAGCAATAACCCAACTTTAAAAAGTACGTCATTAAGTGGTCGAGTACAGACCCGAAAGATGGCAGGGCAATATTGGTCATTTACCGCCACTTACCCACCACTAAAGCAGGTCGATTTTAACCCTGTTAAAGCGTTTGTAGTGGATCAAGAAGGGGAACATGGCATCTTTACTATTGTCCTGCCCACTGAGTCAACCACAAGCGGCACAGCAGGCGGCACAGTAACGTGTTCTACAACCGCGAAGGGCTTAGGCTCGGTTACGGTAGCGGGCCTCACAGGGACTCTCAAGGCGGGCGACTTCGTTAAGTTCTCAGGGCATAACAAGGTTTATATGGTCACGGCTGATCGATCAGGTGCTGGCGCTCTTGCTATCACTCCTTCTTTAGTTGAGGCGGTCACATCGTCTGACACGGTAACCTATACAGCGGTTCCTTTTACAGTGCGCTTTGCTGGTGATACGCAATCATGGCAACTAGGCGTGAGCGGTTTCTACAAATACGAAGTTGATTTTGTGGAGGCATTATGACTCGAATTATTCATGCTGATGTAGTCACAGAGCTTGCTAAACCTAGCTTTAGAACAGCACACCTAATCAAGATTGATTTTTCGACTCCAGTTTATCTATCTGATTACGCGCACGACATCACATATAACTCTATTAATTATGAGGCGGGCGGTCAGTTACTGGATGTGGCCTCGATTACTGAGACGGCTGACATACGAGTCGGCAGTATTGGCATCAACCTCACCAGCGTTCATCAAGCCAGTATTGCCACGTTATTAAGTGAACAAACAACAGATAGACAAGCCGTGATATACAGAGCCGCGATTGATTCGTCTGGCGTTATTATTGGCGACCCCATCATGGTTTACGATGGAAGAATAACCTCTTTCACGATAGAAGAGACTGAGGGAACTGGCCAAGTGACTATCACATTAGCTAGCCACTGGGCTGATTTCGAGCTTAAAGCAGGGCGCAAAACTAACGACAATAGCCAGCAGATGTTCTTTTTAAATGATCTTGGTATGGCGTTTAGTGGGCTAATGACGCAAGACATTAAGTGGGGCCGATTATGAGTTTTTGGTCTACGCTTGTAGGGTTTGTAAAGACGGGAATAACTGCCTTTAACCCTGTCGCGTTTCTTGTTGATATGGCGATCAGTTGGGCTATTAGTGAAGTCTTAACCAGTGACGTAGAAAAAGACATTGATAAGCGTTATCAAGGCACGTTAATCAACAAGCAGTCTAATAACGCCCAAATCCCAGTGATTTACGGTCAGCGGAAAGTAGGTGGCACTCGCGTATTTATGGCAACAGGTGGCACTAATAACGCGTATTTATACCTTGTTTTAGTGCTATGTGAAGGTGGGATCGAGGAAATTGGCGATATATACATCAACGATGTCATCAGCACTGATTCACGTTATACCAACCTAGTCACAATTAATAAGCACCTTGGCGCAGATAACCAAGCAGCCGACACAATGTTAACAGGCGCTAGTATTGGGTGGACTTCCGCTCATCAACTAAAAGGCTTGGCGTATGTTGCTTGTAAATTTAGTTGGGACGCTAACGTCTTCGGCTCGTTGCCTAACGTAACTTGTGTCGTTAAAGGCCGTAAGGTGCTAGACCCAAACACAGGCGTAACGGCATACAGCACAAACCCCGCACTATGCTGGCGTGATTACCTAACCAACTCTCGTTTTGGTAAAGGGTTGGCGGCGAGTGCGATAAATGACACATTGGTTAATACCGCAGCAGTAACATGCAATACGCTTGTAACGCCGTATTCAGGCGCCACGCAAATTAAAATATTTGAGTGCAATACGGTTCTTGATACGTCTCGGTCAATCATGGATAACACCCGCGTTATGCTCTCAGGGATGCGCGGCCTAATGCCTTACAGCGAAGGAAAGTACGGGCTGATTATAGAAGGTCAAAAGGTTGGCGCGTCTGTATTTAGCTTCACAGAAGATCATATCATTGGCGGCATTAGTATTGAGTCTGAACGTAAATCAAGTAAATACAACCGCGTCATAGCCACGTTTGCAAACCCAGCAAAAGGGTATCAATCCGATCAAATGGAGTGGCCCAAAAGTGGATCATCTGACCATACGGCTTATCTAAGCGCTGACAACGGCACTGAATTAGTAGGACGCATTGACTTGCCCACTATAACTAACCCATACGCAGCAGAAGATATTGCCGAGCTAGTGGTTAAGCGAAGCCGTGACGGATTAAAGGTCGGCATGGTGGTATCTAGTGAGGGCTTAATCTGTTCAGTGGGCGACATAATATCAATTACTCACAGCACCCCAGCTTGGACAGCGAAGGATTTTAGGGTTATGGGCGTTACGCTCAACCCTGACTGCACTGTTCAGATCGAGTGCGTAGAACATCAGGATAATATTTATCCTTGGGGAACTAAGACTCAAGAACCTAGCTCGCCAAACACAAATTTACCTGTACACCATTTAAACGGCATTTTAGACGTATATGCTCAGTATCATCATAGCTCAACTTCACCCAGCACGACTTATAATATCGGCAGCTCCCATAAGTTTTGGACTATTTACACCACGCCAGACGCTATTTCGTTAAGTGATCGAAAGGTGCATTTGGCATTCAGCGGCACTATTGATTATGACCATCTGCCGTTTAGTAATGGGTATTATTACAGCCGATTTTGTGCAGGCTGGGTGCTAGCTGACGCAAGCGGCGTTCCATTATCTGACTCATCGGGATCGTATGTTAACGCTTCTAGCAGCGTGCCTAATGTGGTTGTTGTTGACGGCGCTTGGGAGTCAATCGGCTTCAACGGCTTTGGTGCTGGAAACTTTAATGCGCTAGATGACTCATTTTTCACAATAAACGCGCATAAAACATTTGAAAACGGGTTTAGTCTGCCAGCCAGCACTTATTACGCTATTAACAACAACACACTGGTTACGTCAGAAATAACGCAGTTTAGATTAGTGTTCGGTATTTTTAGTAGCAGCCTATATCAATACAGAGATGTTGATTCTTGGTTGGACGTTAATACATCTGTAACGGTGTTCTCGCGATGAACTTTATTAGATGCAAACAGCCCGATCCTGACTATCAACCTGTATTGGATTACGCCGCGAGTGAGGGCATTACCGTTGCCGACTCAATCGTAATTAATAACATTCCTAGTGACGGCAAATGTCGCATATCAGGACACGGCTACAAAGAACATTTTGCGGTGACTGACGGCAGTTTAGAAGTCACTTTTGAATATGCAGGCCATTACGAAATCTTAATCACTGGAACTGATTATAAGGAGCGCATTTATTGTGAAGTTGCACCATTCAACGCCGTATAACTTTAGACGCAAAAACGCCTACCCAAATATAGAAGATCAACTGGATGCTCTATGGAAAGGTGGTGTAGATTTAGACGTAATGAAATCAAAAGTATTAGCAGTTAAAGCAAAGCATTTAAAAGAGGTATTACCATGAGCGAGTTGAGCAATCACCTAGAAAATAAGTTTCTAGAAATCACGTTAAAAGGCGGCACTGCATACAATGTAGCTACGCCTTATTTAGCACTATTTAGCACCGACCCAACGGATGCAGGCAGCGGCACAGAATGCAGTTGGACTAACTATGCCCGTCAAGCTATGACGTTTGGCGCTGTATCCAACGGCACAGTATCATCGAGCGGCACAATTACCTTTCCCGCTGTCGTGGGCGCTACATTAACGATTACTCATATTGGCATTTATGACGCGTCCAGTTCTGGCAATTTGCTCTACCATACGCCGTTAGACCTAGCTAAGACCTTATCCGTTGATGATGTTATGTCGGTAGCTTCCGCTGGCATTTCGGTAACACTTAGCTAATGAACTTTTCCGCGCTCAACAGTTACGCACTTGGGGGTTATCCCGCCGAGTCTGCGACAGAGAGCGCGGCTGGGATCAATAGTGGCTGGTTTAATGGCGTTGGCCTTGGCGGTTATCCGAGCGGCATTGCTGAAAGTAGCGGCGCGACCCCTCCAGTTGGGGCAACTCAATACTTAACTGCGTCAGTTATCGCCTACGGTGCGACTGTAACAGCAGGAAATAGACGAGCATTTATTAGTGCGTCCATTTCCAATAACGCGTCAGTATTGGCTACCAGCTATGTGGTTAAACCACTGGCTGCAAGTGTCACTACATCCTTATCAGTTTCAGCGATTGCTAAACGTGACGTTTTTGTTTTGGCAGTCGTTAATGCTAGTGGTTTGGTCACAGCAACCGCGCAACGAACAGCAATCCAAACAGCCTCAATCAGCAATGATTGTGTGGTATTAGCGGGCTCCAATCGAACGGCGTTTGTATCAAGCTCCATTATTGCTAGTGCGTCAGCCAGTGCGTCAGCACACACTATCGCAGGCGCTTCCGCAGACGTTATCTGCAATGGTGCAACGGTTACGGTAGGCAATAAACGCTCGTTTATTACAGCGGCTATTACAAGCAATGTTGGTTTAAGTATAACCGCGTTTAGTAATAAGGCGACCACAGCAGCTATTGTGGCCAGCGGCAATACATCTGCAACCGCTATAAGCACAGCCTCGGTCAGTGCTGCAATAACAGGTGATGTAGCAGCCACCGCACAAATAAACCGATCTGCATTTGTTGACGCTAACATTACGGGCAGTGCAGTAGCCGAAGCCCACGCTAATAGAGGCATTGCCGCAACTGGCTCAGTGAGTGCAATTGCAAGTGTTGCTAGTAGTTCACAGCGCACCGCCCATGTTAACGCAGACATTAACGGGGCCATTGAAACAACTTCATCGGTTAATCGCACCGCTAATGGTGGGGCAGGCATTAATGGCACTGTTTCGGTTGAGTCGAGCAGTTCAGCGAAATTGTATGTTGTCGGCGCGGTGTCAGGTTCAGCTACAACGCAAGCGTCAGCGCAACGCGTCAAAATCGTTTCTGGTGCAATATCTGGCAGCGTAGGCACACAATCGCAAGGCATTAGATTAGTTAGCCTTAACGGGCAAATACTGGCGTCTAGTGACGTTTCTGGAGATGTACGCCGCACTGCAATTACAAGCGCAGCCGTTGACGTAACTAGCAACGTAAGTGGAACAGGCTATAAGGTCGCGCCGATTAACGGCACAGTGGCAGGACTGAGCGCAACCACAACAACGCTTGTCTTAGTTAACGATCACGTACCAGCAATAAGCGCCCGCACTATAACACCACTCGCAGATACGAATAGCCTATCTGTTGTGGCAAGTTACCACGCCACAGTTGAGGCAGATAGAAGAATTATTACGCCAACTGAAACTCGATCTATGAGTGTTATTTATAGTCGATTATTAACAGCTAATACGAACACTCGATTAGTGGCTGTAACCAGCGAAAACCGACTATCAGAACACAAAGAGGCTAGAGCAATGTCATTAGTGTCAGATAGAAAAATCATAACTAGCGACAGCCTAAGAACTGTTTTTAAGATTAAGAGAGCCGCATAATGGATATTTTCACTAAACAACCCGCAGACGTTTTAGATTACACCATTAATTTAACTAAATGGTTGGTAACGGGCGATACAGTGACCAGCTCAAGTGCTGCGGTATCGCCGTCTGGCCTTACTATCTCAGTCACAAACGGCACGACTACTGCGCCAAAAGTATGGGCAAGCGGTGGGGCAGACGGCACAGAATACCAAGTTACTTTAACAGTCGTTACTAACGGGGGCCGAACTAAAGAATTTGAGTTTAAGTTAGTGGTGGCTGAATTATGAGCTTTGTCAATAACGTAAAAATAACGCTTAACACGGGCATTACGTCTAGTGATACAAGCGTTCAAGTGGTTAAGGCGGTAAGCCCGTTTAATGACCCGTCAACGAGCGGCAAATTAACGCTGATGGATAACCTATCAAACCCCACGAAAATCGAGATTATCGCCTACACAGGGCGCACAGATAACTCGACATACTGGACGTTAACGGGTGTTAGCCGTGGGCAGGAATCCACCACAGCCGCAGCGTTTTCTAACGGTCATTCAGCGGTGCAAACATGGACAGCGGGTGATGCAGATCAGGGGGTGGTGACGTATAAAAGCGAGACTATCACCGCAAGCAAGACGCTTGACGACAACACGCGATATTTAACGGGCAACAACCTTGTCATTAATAGTGAGGTTGTTTTAACCCTTCCAGCAAGCAGTGATTTAATCATTGAAACTTGGACCGCACAAAAGCAACTATAGGAATTAACCATGAGTATGAAATTAAAAACCGCTAGTGGCTCAATAACGCTAGCACCCGAAGATGGTTCAGGGGATATTTCCGTAACCATTCCTCGCGCTGGGGTGTTGTCGGCTGGTTCCAATTCAGTCACAGATACAGAATTAAACAGCGCAAAATTGAACGGCATTGAAGCAGGGGCCACTACAGACCAAACCAAAGCTGATATTGACGCGTTAGGTATTGCAGCAAGTTCGATCACAGGTGCTTTGCCTGCGATTGACGGCAGCGCATTAACTGGCATTGACGGACTACCAACCCAATCAGGACAAACGGGCAAATACCTCACCACAAACGGTTCTGCGGCGAGTTGGGGAACGGTAGCAAGCGGTGGAGTAAACATCACCTCAAATGCTACAGCACCTTCTAGCCCAGCGGTAGGCGATCAATGGTATGACACTACCAACGGTGTCTTATACGTTCGGGTAACTGACGGAACAGACGCAGCATGGTTAGACATATCTAGTGCTAATGGTACAGCCGCAGCGGGTGGTGGCGGTGGAGCTATGGTTGCCATAGCAACACAAACAGTGACAAGCCCAGTGGCAAGTGTTGATTTTGTAAATAAGATTACAAGTGATTACACGCAATACATGGTCAGGTTTGAATCAGTTTTCTGTGGAACTACTTACGCATACAACGTACTTCAAGTGTTGTTCTCGTCAGATGGTGGTTCTACTTATGTTTCAGGTAGTTGGGAATCCCTAATCTCAAGGGGAACAGCTTCAACATACGCAGGTACTGATTCCACTGTCGCAGTTCTAGGCCACTATATAAGTTCTCAGGTTCCCTCCAGCGGTGACGCCACTTTTTCTGGCCTAAGTGAAGCAAGTAAGAAATCATTTTATTCTAACGGCGTGACTAGCTATAACTCAGGTATTGGCAAACCCCGTTTTGCAAGCTGTGTGGGAACTACAAACACGTATGCAGCCGTGGTTGATTCAATCAGAGTTCAGATAACTACCATTGACATGACCGCTGGAACATTCACCCTCTACGGTATTAAGAATTCATAGGAGATTCACATGGCAGTTTATGATTACACAAGCGGTGGCTTCCCAGCCTCCCCAGCGTCAGGTGATACCCTAGCGATGAAAGGCACAACCTACAGCTACAACGGTAGCGCGTGGGAAGTACAAACAGCAGGGACAACAAGTTACTCCTACACAGCAACAAGTGGGCAAACGGCATTCACGGGAGCCGATACGGGCAGCAAGACACTGGCGTACACCGCAGCATCTATACACGTATTCCTTAACGGCGTTCTACTTGATGCGGCTGATTATACGGCTACAGATGGAACTACCATCACGTTAGCTGTTGGCGCTACCACAGGCGATACGTTACAGATTGTTGCTTATGGGGTTCTAGTTGCAGCGGCTGGAGGTGGTGGTGGTGCTTGGGAAGTTATCTCACATCAAGTAGTTTCATCGAACACAACTAGTGTCTCTTTTACTGGACTAAGTAATACCTATACTGCATATAAGTTAATTGGCACAAATGTATCCAACTCAGCAAATGGCAGTGCCATTGGTATGCTGTTTAGTCAAGATGGGGGGACTACTTACAGCACTACAACATCTGAGTACGCTTTTAATGCAATGCGCTTTGCTGAAACATCCACATCTATAGGGAGTTGGAAAGATCAGAGCAGCTTTGCATTTATTCCGCTAAACAGTGCAGGCAGGACGTATGCAACAGCAGAGTTTGAGATGACATTAGGCCATGTTAATGATGGTAAGGCTTATAAACATGTTCGGATTGAAGCAACTGAAAACCAAAACAATCTAGGGCAGGCGTCCATGATGCTATGTATTGGTAGATACTCAGGCGCTAACTTAGCCACAACACCTATAAATGCACTAAAAATTACAGGGTTGTTTGGCTCACAGATAGCTAATGGCAATTTCACCCTCTACGGCATCAAAACTTCATAGGAGAATCAAATGAGTAACGCAAGAAATTTAGCAGCACTCCTAGACAGCAGCGGTGACGTTGTAGCAGGAGCTTTGGATAATGCAGGTGGCGGAGGTGGAGCTTGGACTACATTAAGTACCCAAACCGTTACAGCTACAGGGGTTACTTCGGTAGAGGTGACGGGTTTAGATACTACTTATGATACATATAAACTTGTATTAGATATTAAGACTGAGGCGAGAAATACCTATAAGGAATTCCGAATACTATATGGTGATTCTTCGGGCTATTTAAGTGGCTCAACATCTTATTTTAATACTTATACGCATAACGGTACAGCGACCGCTGCTGGATCAGTGTATGAGGGTTTTGGCAAGTTTAGTAATATCGCTGGCAGTATGATCTTAGGCGAAATGCTAATAAAAGGTATTGGGGTGTCGACCTTTGGGTCTACCACCTTCCAAGGTGTTGTGCTTAAAGAGCTTAGCTGGCAAACCTACAATGCCTCAGCCTCAATCCTACACGCTAACGGCTCTA